CAATCAAATTCCAGAACCATCAGTTCTTGATGAACACCATCGAAGAACGTCACGGCACAACGGGTGATGCTACAAACGTACCTGTTTCCGATATCATCGAAATGCAGCAACAAACGTACGCACCTGTTGATATCCCCGTAACACCTGTTAATCCGACCAACGTCATGATCGTGCCTTACAACTATGCACTTAAGACTGTCATTGGTGGCGGTGAAAAGACTTTATTCGCTTACGACAAGATCGTTGACCATGCAAAGTTGCATGCAAAAGCAGCGGGTCGTATGTGTGACTATATCAAGATCAATTCTTTATTCACCTATAGTGGATTTGGCAGCATATTCACTGTGCCTGTCACAGTCGGCGTGAATAGCGGTATGAACGAAGGAAAACTGGCGCAAGGTTTATCTTATCTTGAAGATCAGGGCGTAGACGTAATGAACCATGCGTGTTCCTTGTGGTTACCTGCTATTACCAAACAATCCATGTTGAATGACGATCGGGTTGTCAATTTATTCTATAACGATCGCCGTCCTTTGGTAGATAACCAGTTAGTTTCATACCTTGGCGTCGACATTCGTACATTGGGTAGCAATGGTATCAACACCATACCTTTCACAGTTTCAATGGGCATTGATACTTATTTAACTCCATTGGTTAATAAAGAAGCAATGGTTCAAATTTTCAACAGGGATGTGCAAACCTCAATCACATGGGTTCCACAAAACGACAGATGGGAATTACTGACAGTAATGACCTCTGGCGCTCAGGTTATCCAGGCAAACGGTATTGCGCTATTGACTGTTAACAACCCTTACGTTGCTAACTAACAGGAGATAAACTCATGTCAAATTTTGGTTCATTAGCGCAAGTCTCGGAAGGCTTGGTAGGCACAGCGCCCACTATCTTCGTTGCTTCTACGGCTGACAGTTTGGGAACGATTACAGCAACAGGTTATTTAAACGACCAGTCTCATCGTGTCAAACTGAATGACGTTTTCTATATCAACTATAGCGATACGTCAGTATTTCCATTAAACACAGGCGAAGCTTCAACGTTAGGTGAGTTTATGGTTACCTATTCAGCAGGTAACTGGGGATTAACGAGCGTTCTGACAGGTCTCGGTCAGGCAGCTGCCAAGAATGTGACTGACAACACCAAGTCATACGTGGCGTCTGTTGATGGTGCTCCCGCTTCATATACCGTTGGTGATATTTTACTGGCTGGTGATACGAATGGAAGTATCGGCGCTGATTCGGGTTATAACGTAAATAACTTACTGTTATATGCAAGTGTGCCTATCACAGCTGCGCAGTTTAATGGAATGTATGCAGCCCCTGTACAGTTAATTGCTGCTCCCGGTGCTAACAAGGTGATCGTTGTCGACCGTATGGAACTGGTCATGACATTCGTTTCAGCTGATTATGCTGCGGGTGGTGTGGTAGCTGCACAATACGACAGCACGGTTCACGGTGGTGGTGCTCTGGCTACTAACAGTGAAGCTGCTGCTGACTTCTTTGCAGCTGCAAGTACTTCCTTCCTGTTCAATGGCGTTTCAGGCAACACAGTCGGTGCGGTTCCATTCTCAACCAGTGTGAACAAAGGATTGTATCTGTCCAATGCTTCCGGTGCCTTCACAACAGGTGACAGTACATGGGTTGCTAAAATCCACTATCGCATTATTGCGACTGCCTAACCATAGGCTATATGGGGGCTTATGCCCCCTTCTTTTCTTAGGAGGACTGGATGCCTTCATTGCTTGATCTAACGAATAGGGCATTGTCTGAATTAGGAAGGTTGCCTGTATCAGCCATTTCAGATAGTGATGATGCTCTTATTGTTTCAAACAAAATAATTGAACTCGCTCCGGAAGTACTGTTGGATTACAACTGGAATTTTGCGGTTGTTTATGTCGCAAACTATTCCCCTGAAACAATGAATTTTTCCCCTGATTATGTGTATAGCTATCAGTTGCCGGGTAACTATGGCAAATTTTTTCAATGGGCAACAACCGGTGCACAATGGCCTTTATACGCCATTATCGACGGCATGTTACTTGCCAATACATTGCCAATTCAATACTACTACATTCGTAATGATGCACCATTTGAAATATGGCCACCGCTCGTTTCAAGAGCGTTAATTCTTTATGCAGCATCTAAAGTAGCGCCAACACTTACCAACAATATTCAACTCGCCTCTTATCTTGAAAAGGAATATGAGAAAGCCCGCACCAAGGCTATACTACAAAATGATATGGAACGAAGCGTTATGTCGACACCTTATAACGACTTCAATCGAATCACGTTTGTATAGCACAAGGATGCGCTATGGCAGATAAGATGATACGCCAAACGATGTTTAACACTGGCGAAGTGGATGTTGTCACATGGAAGCGTACAGACGTTAATGTATATTTAACGTCTGCTCAATCTCTTTTGAACGCGGAAGTAGGAACCACTGGCCTTGCAAAAAAACGCAAAGGCACATCATTTTTAATCAATGTCACAGGCTACGCCCAGTTTAATTCCAATATGTATGATTTCGTTGATAACTTCGGAAATCATTATGTATTGCTTTCTGCTGCTGGAAATTTCTATATATTTACTGCACCCACTGATGAAGTTCAGGTTGTTACAATGGACGGTCATGACGTTGTAACAGGTCGTGGAACCAATGTGGTAGCACACGGGAATGGGTTGCAATTCGTACAGGCAATTCCGGTTCCCTACCAGACAGGCGATATAGATAACCTCGATTACACGCAGGACAATGATGCAATCATTTTCAGTCATCCACTTTATCCGCCAGCACGGGTCTATATCAGTCAGTACAATGGAGTCAATCCGCCTACTTTTGCTTATCAAGTTTTAAACATCTTTCCGCTACCATCCTATGATTTCAATACGATTAATTATAATAATTACACCGTTGTGTTAAGCGTCAATTCAAGTAATGTTATCACTTTTCAGTTTACCGGAATTGGTGCCAATCCCGGCTATACTGATGCCTGGATTGGCGGCCAAATCATTGGTGGAGGGGCATCGGATATTGCACCAATTGGTTATGCGATTATTACTGCAGTGTCCTACAGTGGATCAGGTGGCGGAACAGTTACTTTTACAGGTAACGTCCAGATACCATTTCAAACAACAGGCTATGCAACACAGGGTTCTCAATATTCGATCAGACAACCTGCATGGAGCGCAGCACTGGGATATCCGGCTAAAGTTCTTTTCTTCCAAAACAGGTTATGGTTCGGTAACACGGCGTCATTATCCAATACAGTCTTTGGTTCCAAGATCAATCAGCCCATTAACTTTGATGTGGGAACCGGTAAAGATACAGATGCAATTGTTTATACGATAGGTCAGACAAATAGCGGTGCGATTCTCTGGATGAATGGTGGCAAGCAGATGGAGATTTACTGTCAGAATTTTGAGTTTGCCTGTCCGCAGGATCAGAACACTGCATTAACACCAGGTACATTCTCCATACGCCAGCAATCAGCATATGGCTCTTCACCCAGTCTTAAACCCATAACTTATATTAATGACAGTTACTACCTGACGAAAACAGGCAAGGCTCTGGTTAATTTTCACTTTAATGGCGTAGGTTTAACTTATTCATCCAGTAATATTTCGGTCGCTTCAAGCCATTTGGTCAAGCAGCCAATCAATCGCGCATTGCTCAGAGGAAGTGATACATCTCAGGACAATTTCATTTACTTTCTGAATGATCAGGATGACACACTCACAGCATTCCAGTTTGCGACAGAATATAAACTGGCAGCGCTGACACCCATTCAGTTTCAGGAAAATGTGCAATTAATTGATGTTTGTACCATTGATAACTCAATCTATATTTTAAAATTTTATGAACTGACCGGGCAATATACGATTGAAGCATTTGATGATACAGCCCGTATTGACTGTCAGATACTGACGAGCATGGCAAGTAATGGACTGGTCACGGGATTAAGTTTACTGAATGGTTATATAGTTCAGGTTGTCTTTCAGAATCAGGATTTCGGACAATATGTAGTTCAGGGCGGTCAGATTACGGTTAACAATCCCGGGCAGTTATCAGGAGCTGTTGAAGTTGGATTACTTTATGATGTAGATATAACACCAATGTTTCTATATAGCGGTTCAGCTGAAGCACCATTCAAGAAGCAGATGACTCGTATTTATGTTGATTATTACCAGTCGCTCAATTTTTCGATCAATGGTAAATTAGTTCCATATCAGGTCTATTCTGATATACAGGCAGGATTGCCACTCACACCGCAAACAGGAACGGCGATTATAGCACCAGTTGAAGGCTACAATCGATTTGCGACTTTTTCGATTACCCAATCCTCGCCTTTTGATTTACAAATTTTAAGTATCGGATATGAGATCTCATCCGCTGTGATATAGGGAGATAGCACTATGGGTCTTGAAACAGCTGCATTCATTCTGGCAGGTGTTGCAGTCGGTGCCGAAGTCGGCAAGGGCGTGATGGAAGTTAATGCTGCTAACGAGCGGGAAAAAGCACTCGATCTTGAAGGCAAGCAGATGCAAATTCAATCGCAGCAAAAAACGCTTGCAAATTATGACGTCATGGAAAAAGTAATTGACGCTCAGATAGCACATCAAACGACAACTGGAACGGCGTTCTCATCCCCAAGCTTCAATGCAATTCAGCGAAACACACTTAACATTGGTGAAAAGAAAGCAAAAAATCTTGAGCTTGAAGGTGATGTTGCTGAAGAAAATATCGAACAGGAAAAACGAAATGTCCGAAATACCCTGTTTGCCCAGCTATTTGGTGATGTAGCGACGAGTGCAGAATCAGCAGCAAGCTTTACTTCAAAAATGCCAACACTACAGGATTAGAAT